TTTGTGCCAGATTCCAACACAAACGAGTCAAGCGACAAATCGGTTCCGCCAAAGCTCCCCCAGGAAACATGCAATAGGTCATTAGGACTCGTAGTCCCAATGCCGACGTTGCCCGACCCTAAAACAGTAACTACTGGCGTTGTGTAGTTATCTAACCGCAGCAGAGTCTCACTATTACCAAGAGTAGCCCAATTTGTTGCACCGTCGCTTTTTCCTCCCGCCAAGAGGATAGCGGGAATGGTATCTGTCGGATTGGCTGACCCAATAATGGCCCGCAACTCAAACGCGTTAGCGTCTGTGTCAGAAATGGAAATTAACCGGGACCCCCCAGCCGCACCGCTCGCGGGACCCAGTTTCGCGTAGTTCGCTGAGGGTAATAACGATGTTAAGCCATGTGCGACATCGGGGTCTTGCAACGCGATTTGACCGGCAACGTCTAACTCGTAGACAGGACTCGTAGTCCCAATGCCGAGATAACCGTCATGGGTGAGTCTCATCAACTCATCCAGATCATCCAGTTCGCCCACCGAACTGTGCCCAAAGAAAGCGAGCCCCATGCGGTCTGCATCACCCTCAGTCTGCACTCCAGCAATGCCCGCGCGGCGCCTGCCGGTAGATCCCAAGCGCGAAAAACTGATTCCGCCACCGTATGTGCCAGACCCAGCAATCAGCCCCCCATTATCAATAGCAACAGCGTCACCAGTTGCCACCTGCTCCGAGAGAGAGAAGGATGTGGTAGGCTGGGAGAGAAGGGTTTCAAGAGCGACAATCTGGTCGCCAATGGTGCCGGCGTAGTTGGTTCCTCCTCGCCTAATGGCACAGGTATCACCCGATTGAATAGTGTCCTCTGTGAGTTGTGATATTTTAGTTCCAGATGCCATGGCGGCTTAATTGATAATTTTATTCTGCCGGCAAAGGCTCCAATTCGTTAAGCGAAGCGATCCGCTGGGCGCCAGATGAAATCACCCAGCGCTCTTTGGCCTCAGCAGCCTCTGCGGCATTGGCAACAGCCTGGAGCGCGTAGCTCTCATGAGCACTGTCCAGCGTCTGAGCTAGGCAAGTTTCATAACTGGTGAGCAACGCCTCTGCGGGAGTGGTTGGCAGCGGATCGCCAGGTGGATCGAGGGAAGCTCTGCGCTCGTTTTCCTGATTGACGATGTATCGAGCTGCCTGACCATCTCGCTCAGCGCTCGCTTCAGTTACATTTACAGCAAATGTTGGCATGGTTTTGTATGTTTAAGTTCCAATGGCTGGGGTGCCCGCGTTATTCCAAAGAATGCCAGGACCAGGATTGCTGGTTGGTAGGTTTTTAATATGGACATCCCTGCCGCTTCCGGTCCCTGCCGCCTCTGTCCCGATCACTAACGCGTTAGTGTCCCAACGCATCCCACCACGCTCGAAATTTGAGGCATTCGCGTATGTATTGTATAACGAGAAACTCTGGGGGTTAACGCCATTATACATGCCTAGGTGGTTGGGGGCTATGTGGCGAAGGTAGGTTTGAAAGGACGATAAGCCATTAGATCCCCAGCTAATTGCGCCGCCACTGGTTATTCCCAATCCCTTGAAGGAAGATCTATAAAAAGCCGCTACTTGTTCCGTGTTAATACGGAATCGCATATATGAAGCATTGCCATATATGCCATAGTGCGTATTCAGCACTAATTGATCTGAAGAGGCTGTCCCAGGACTAGGAGTGCAAGCTAATTGCGTTGATACAACAGTCCCACTGCTAACAATGTCCCCCACCTCCTTGCCAGTAGCCCCTAAATCGTAGCCTGCTGTGGTGGGTTGCAGGGTTGTTCCATTTTCCTCCCAGTTGGTTAGACCACCTGCCTCTGGGCTATATTGATCTTTAAGGATATCACGCAGGGTCGCTGAAATAGGCACGTAATGCTCTGCCCCGGTAGAATCAAACCACGGCATTCGGTCTGCCGTAGTAACATTCGAGTTTAGCGTGAAAGTTTCAGATAAATTGCCCATCTTAGTAAATTGGTTTCCCTTCGTAATCCACCAGCGGCTCGCCCTCGTAGTCTGTTATTTGCCCCACCCTAGTTAGTGAAAAAGTGGTTTGCTCCCCGTCTGTCTTTTTATCCCTAATTTGATGGGTCCACCCATCAACGCGCAAATAGTCCCCTTCACCAAAGCCAGAAACTTCGCTAGCTATGCAAGTCACTTGGAAACTGGAAACCCGCTGAGAGACACGCTCCCCTTCCAAGTCCAATTGTCCCCGCTCAAAATGCCCCCTTGTCTCAGTAGCATCCCCGCCGGCCTTAGGAATAAGGCCGACGGGGACGGAAAATACGCCCTTAACGAATGTGGTTAGGGGCTCGTCCACCTAATCGTCAGACCCAGTCGATTTCTTTGCGACTGGTTTTGCTTTAGGTTTCGCCGGTAGCTTCGGAGACTCATCGGTGACTGCAAACCGATTTGAGCTTAGGAGTCTCTGCGCCAAGTCATACGACCATTCGCGAATATCGCCGGCAGGAACTACATTCCCCTCAACGCTCGCATTTGCCAAGCACTTCAGCCTAATCGATTCTTTAGCCATCGTTAAGTTCCCTGCTGAGATTAAGCAATGATGCCGGTGATGGTCGCCCACTGAGCGGCCTGCGAGACCTTACAATCAAGGTCTTGGAACACGCGCAGAACCACTCCACCAGTAGCAACTTTGGTTGCCGTGTCGCGATTCAGCTCAACGCCACCCCACATGCCCACATAGAGACTGCGAGGGTTCCCGTAAACGACAACGCTCTCATCAGTGCCCACACCAAGGTTGTCTGGGAGGGTGTTGGTGCAGTAGATCGGGAAAGCGTCAGTGTCGATCCGGTTAGGCGCACCACGACGAGCGATGAAAATACCTGAACCGGCATCAGCCTTCTGCTTCAGGATGTGTGCTTCTGCTGCGTAACTGGTGAATCCAACCGCAGACCCCACATCCGCATTGGCAGAGGCAAGCAGTCCGCGAGCATCGAGCAGGTCATCACGAGAAATCACGTTAGCCGTGACTGCGGTCGTTCCGATTCCAGAGGCGTTTCGGATACCCTCTGGCGTGGCACCAGAACCAGAGCCATTGAACAAGGTGTTCTCGATCTCGATGCCCAACCCTCGGCGCAGACTGTTGGTCAAGAGCGTCTCGATTTGAGGAGTCGATTGCTTGGCCGCTTTGCGAGTAAACGGGATGCGGGCCGCCACCGTGGTGTAGTTGAGCGACACCTTATCCATGGTGTAATCTCCTTCGGTAGGCTCAGTATCCTCCGTAATCCAGTAGAAGGCCGGGTTGGTCAATTCGCGAGGAATCTCAACATCACCAACAAGACCACCTAACATCGTGACCCCTTGCTGGAGTAGGACGGTGGACTCTCGCAAGGACTCAATGAACATGCCATCGAGCAACTCGGTATCGACAATATCAGCAACCTCGCTGTTTCCGACACCGACACCCAAAAGTGCGCGAGTTGCGTCGTTGGGTTGGTAACCACGCATGAGAACGTCGAGTGGAATTGCGATGTTATCGCTTTGCCGACCGTGCCGTTCTTTGATTGCGTCAGAAACCTCCAGCTCGTAGCCCGCGCATTTGGTGAGATCACCCTTGATCAAACCATCGACCACGTTGCGCAAAGAGTAGCGCTGCGATTCCTTCTTGCCGGCGCCGAGCGCTTCCTGGGTGACGTTGCCAGACGAGTTCCGAGCCGTATCCAGGACATGATTCTGGAAGTCACTGAGTACTGCACTCGGATCTTCGTTGTCCAGTCGCTCAAGGTAACTGTCAGCATCCGCGCCCCATTTCTGCGAGATTTTCTGGATGTTGCGTTCTGCACTCCGAATTTGCGCGAAGCGAGCACGCTCCTCGTTCCGAATTGCCGTTTCATTGACCACTTCGACACCACTACGGGCGGAGTCGGTGGCGTTTTCAGTAGGTTCTGCCATTTCGTTTTTCGTTTTGGGTTCGTTGGCCTCACTCGACCTATTTGCCGACCTGGCCAAAAGTTCTTGTCGATATTCAACCTCGCCGGCTGAACGACCCATCCCCACCTGCGAATCGGCAGGGACACTTACAAAGCTTGCTTCCTTGGGTTCCCAGTCATCTACCAACCAGGTGTCACCAGCATCTCCCCTCTCATCCATGCGTTCGTTGTGGATGCGGTAGCCCACGCTCACATTGCGGATGATGCCGGCATCGACATCAGCCTTGATCTCTTGCGCCCGTGCGGAATTGCCAAACTCAACTTCGACATGGACCTTTCCGTCCTGGTTCTCCGCAGTCCGAATGCGCCCGATCTGGACATTGTGGTCGTGACCCCAAAGCAGGGGTGCGTTTCCACTCCGCACCCAGTCCATTCGGACCTGATCACCCTCGTGGCTGAGAATTTCGCGAACTCCTGGCCAAACCTCGACAGGAGCGTCAGAGGTCAACGGGAAGCGATAGGTATCCGCAGGTGTATCTTCTGAAGTGGTTTCTGCGCGGATACGTTCGATCGGCGCTACAGTTGCGCGAGTGAGAAGGGCGGGCCTATCCATGCCCAAACTATAGGAAGCTCTTTACTCCTCCTGCTGGAGCGTTGGGTTGGCAAAAATCCTGGTCGTTTTATCCTCGGCTTTCTCCAGGACATTCTCGTGTTCTTTCAGCCATTTCTTCACGCTACCCCCATCCCTCCATGGGGAATCCTCATACCCGCGTTTCCATTCGATCAGTTCCTCCGTATGTTTCCGCACCTCCGCCAGATCCCTGTCGAACTTCTGCGATGCCACCGCATTATTGACCACCAGATCGTAAATCCTCTCACCCCCGTGGTGGTGGACATTGTTCACCGCATCATTTATCTGCCGAGTATTTCGGTGCCCCAGGAATGAGAAAACCGCAGTCACACAAATGCCGCAGAATCCCATGAATGACCCTATAATAGCGACGATATGCTCAGCACTCATCCATTCGGTGGTACCGCCACCCGTGCCTTCAAATAGGAACGACCTCCCGTGTAGGATGCGGTTGTAACAGTGTTCCCGATAATTGCTGCGACGAGAAGCTCTGGGTCAATGTTAATCCCCCATTGACCCAGGACACCCCCAAACACCCCGATCAGGAGATTGGCCAAAGAGGAAAAAAGGAGAGCTTTCCATTCGGAAGTCGCCTCTCCTTTACTCGGTAGTTGAGTCGGTTGATTCATCAGTCAGTTGTTGAAGTACAAGATTCTTCGATTCCACCACAGCTTTGAATTCTTCGCGTTCTTCGAGGATATCCTCCCAATCTTCCCCTAGCGTCTCCTCGATGATGCGGGGTTCAGATGTCAGGTTATTGGCCAATGCCGTCTCGTTTGCTGCCGCTTCCTTCTGCGGATCGATCCAGTGCCACCCCCTCCCCTGGAACTTGTAGCACTCCTCCTCAAGCAATCCCCTCACCTTGTTCTCATCCAGTGCGGGGGAATCTGGATTGATCATCTGCACGTCAAGCCATGCGAGGAAATCCGGTTCCTCATGGTGTTCGACGTAAAACCGTTGCAGTCCTCGCCAGATGGTCCTCATCGTTAGTTCCATCTGCCTGAGTGACGAGTAGTTCACGTCACTCAGGTTGTTTGCCATGACGTTGTAGTCCGCACCCATCGCGGAGGCAATCCCGCGCACCATGACCTTATGGAATTCTTCAAGGTTGTTTGGGGGGTAACCGGGATCGAAGGAGTCCACTCCCTTGATTCCCTCTGGCAGTAGCTCCATAGTCCCCGGTTCAAGCTCTTGCTTAATCTCTCCGCTTATATCCATGCCCGGGATATTCGCGGGATCGAAATCCTCAGAGGGGATGTAAAAGGCCATCTTGGATGCTGCGACTCGCGCACCGGTCACGAGTGCTTCTTCGTATTTGTCAAGCTGACGAGCCCGCACCCCCACCGGAGCTAGCGAAGAAACTCCTCGGACCTGACCAGGTCGCTCAACGAAATACGAGTGCTCGACCTGGTCGGCAGGAATGCGTTCGTAATCGTCAGGACGATGCGAGGTATGCTCAAAGAAAGCCGCGTTTCGATGACGCTTGAGGAAATGGTAGGCGACCGGACGATTGTCGTTATCAACCTCGACACCCATCTTGATGACATTTTCGCTGCTCCTCACCTTCTCGTTCAGCCGCCAATCGAGCAAACTGGGATCAATGAATTTCTTAGCATACCTGAACTTATTGACGCGAGTGCCCTTGACCTTCACGCAGATCACTTCGCCATCCACGATCAGTCGGCGAATCCAAAAGTTCCCGATATCGACTCGAGACATGCGCCCATCCATCGTGGGTGAATTTTTCAGCTTGCCGGCATTTCGCCAAAGCATCTGCACCCGATCGTTAAAGGTCTTGTCTTTCCGACCACTCGCATTGATTTTGCGGTTACATCGGAACTTAAAACCCGTCGAGCCGATGATATTAGCCTGCAACAGGCGCAAATGTTGTCCCACATAGGCATCATTCCGCTCAAGATCCCGCACCCGTGCCAGCATCTTTTCCAGGTTACCGTAGATGGCATTATTGGCTGAGACATCCTGCACATCCCAACCCAACCAATCACTGGACCCACCAAGGGTGTAGTGCCGTCGCCCAGGTTTAGTCCGGTGGATGGTGCCCGTCTTGTAGTCGTAGTAATGCCGCCGGCTCATTGAAACTTCACTCCTATTTGCTTCCACCCACCTTGCCTGCCGTAGCCCAGGTGCCCTTTCGTTTGGTCCAATTGACGTTTGAGCCATGCTCGATGAGCGTGCAGCTCCGGTAATCGCCGAAACTCAACTTCCCGGGTGCCAACGGTCGTTGAGAACGAGTATTTGAGCACACCTTCTTTATCAGTGACTGCGGCCCGAATCGCGGCATCTACCGCAGCGATATCGGTCTGGAGTTGGGTGATTTGAGCAGGGGTCGTGTAGGAATCCGAGAAAACCTTTATCCTCCCTGTTGCTGCCGTAATCAGATCACTGCCTTTGCTGACCTTTACTGCCCACCTGTAACCACCAAGATCGTAACTGCTGGTCCCCGCACCGGTTGCTGAAAACGTCCAGACATCACCATCTGCGACTCCAACGATCAATGGTGTTGCGCTCCCCTCTTCTGGCGATAGCGCCAGGGTTGCGCTCCATCCATCGGATGGGAGATAATCGGGCAAGGATAATTCCCAATCAAACGAATCTCCCGCATAGATGTATTCGGGAATTGGGGTAGCAGTCGCCATGCCCCAACTATAGAAAGCTCTTTACCAGGTCTTACCCATCCACGTTTTTCGACGAGGAAGAGTCGGTTTTCGACTCTTCGATGCAGGTTTTTTGGGTTTTTCCGTTGGTTTTCGCGCTTTAGGCAGGGAATACACCGAAACCGGCATGAGTCGCAATGCAGCCTTTGCGTAGACTCGACAGTCCAAGAAATGATTTTCACGCTGAGTGACCTTACCCGTCACAGGGTCCTCATCGCTGCGGACAGACCACTTTTGGGTCGGGCGCCCCTGCCGATATGAGATGACCAGTTCTTCCGATGTTAACTCGCGGAAATAGTCCAGGTCATAGTCCATGGGGAAATGACATTTCCCGGGACCGTCACCGGACTTGCGTAGCTGCGCGTAGATCGCTTCTTTGGCAGTATCTGTCCCGACCATAGCCAGTTTTACGCGTTCTTTCTTCTGGTCGCTCAGGCTCGCCAGAATGGGTTTGCCGGCGACATTGGAACCTTTACACGGGTGCATCCTGGGATGGCGCAGCATGCGTGTGATGCGATAGACCGCATCCTTCCGGTGACCACCTGAATCGATAAGAGCAGCACCGATCGGAAATTCCCTTCCATCTTCGCGATGGTAACGCGAGCCCTTCAGAAACGCCACCACCCCCTTCTGTGTGTCGAGATCCTCTGGGTCGCCCCAAAATATGCGTTTCTCGATGGACCAAGATTCCTCTCCGCGCCCCCAGCCGACAACCTCGGCGATGATACGGTCATCCTGTGTGTCGAGACCTGCCGTGACCCCCCGCACCTCCGGCGGCAGGTTGTCGGGTGTGTAGGGGCGCCTGTGCTCAAGCAGGCGAGCCTCATCGGGGGTGTCCGCAG